GCTCTTTCGGGGTAGCGCTCCCGGTAACGTCTGGTAACCTCGGCTTGTTTTACCTTGTCTCGTTCGTGCTTGTGTCGCTCGTAATATCTTTTATCTCGCTCTGCCTTCTTTTCCCGTTCATGTTCCGCGTTGGCCTCGGCCCAACGTTTCCGCGCAGCCTTCATCTTTTCTGGATTGGCCAGCCGCCAAGCCCTGAGCCTCTGTGTGGCTAGGCTTTCCGAAGACTCCACTATACTCATTCGACGCTCCCGGCCCCGCCCTTCGGCGCCTTGCCGTGGATCGTCATGGGGAACGCATCGCCCCAGGCCATCGAGAACAGAATTTCGTCAATGTCGTATAGCTGATCGTAAATCGTACCTGTCCCAATAACCTTCATTTTCATCCTGGCATTGACACTCAAGTCGCCCGGCATTTTGACTGTCACATCGCAGTCATGACGCTTGGCGTCTTTCAGCCGCGACTTGGCGACTTTGTTCGCCTGATCTTGCGTGTGCAGATTGTGGTGATACTCGTACTCAACAGTATCCCCAACACCGCCGGCCTGCGCTTGGCCTGTGTAGAGCTTTTTGTCTCTGTGGTGCCAGGACTTGACCTTGACCAGATGCGGCCTAGCTGCCGTCATGTTCCTTCCGGTCTGGAAATCCAGAATGTTACCGACCGCGTAGTTGTCAGGTTGTGGCGGCTTGTAATAGACCGTCAGAACGCCGCTAGCGCTTTCTTTCGGCTCGAAGTAGAGCGAGTTTCCATCAACGTACCAGCGATAGCCCTCCCGCTCGGCAAGTCTTGAGATCGTCACGAAGTCAGAGCGATTAAGCACAAGATGCGTTAGGTCTGCATCGTACTTCTTGCCCGCAAAGTCGCTGCTATCCGTTACGACTGCGGTTAGCCCGTGGTCCTGTGCGATCTTAGAAACGATGTCGGACGATTTCTTGTTTTGAAACTTCTCGTTTCGCCGTTTCTCAGTCAGGGACGCAGACTTGTCACGCCCCGACACGGAAACCGTCATCTGCATCCAGTTGATTGCAGGCCGGTCAACCCGACCAGTCATCATAACTTGCTTGTCAGCCTCACCGAACGCGGTGGCCATCACAATAGACACATCGGATGGCTGGTAGTCGGCCCATTGCGCGAGCGTCAGGCCGAACCTGGAGCTCTCCGTAATAGACAGCGTGGCCGTGAAGGTATCCGCAGCGCGCTTAGATTTGCGTGCGACTTCAGCCTTCATGCACGGGATATCCGCACCGTTGACGCGCAGCCAACAGCGCGGATAGCGGACGGTCATTGATTAGCCAACGCTGTCGAAGGCGTATGTGCCTGGGTGGAGGTGCGAGCCGTAGGAGTCTTGAGCGCCGATCGCGTTGGGATGAAGTGCTGACGCCACCTGATATTTACTTACAGAACGCCCGACCTTCTCGCCGTCAATGTGAATGTTCGCGTGTAGGATGCCTCCGCTGCCTTTGCCGCCTGCTGGCGCAAAGTAATTCGATTTGTGGAACGGATCGTATCCAGGCTGCTCCATGCCAGGAGCCATGCCGCCTTCTGTGCCCTTCGTGGCGCCGCCACCCAAAAACGGGATCATGTTCTTGAGTCCCGCAATGCCTGAGACGAACGCCTTGATGGCTCCGATGATCGCATTGAAAGCCGCAGTGAGCGGACCCTGAGCCGCGACGAACGCAGCCACAAGAGAGCCGATGCCAGCGACCAGCCAGCCGGCCGGGCCAAGGGCCGCGATAAGCGCGACAGCTCCCGCGCCCACAAGTGCAGTGGCGAAAATTCCGAACCCGGTCGCGATATTGCGAAGCGTATCAGGGTTCATCTGATTGATGGTATCGGTCAGCGACTTTAGCGCGTTTGTGATGTTCTGCAAAATCTTGACCGTGTTTTCTGAGTTCGGCCCTGCAATCGCATAAAGCAAATTGTTCCATGCCTCGTGCATGGCCTTGAGGTTTGCGCTTACGTCCTTATTCATAATAGTCCCGAACGACTCACCCGCACCCAAGCCTCCGCGTAGCCGCCCACGTTCCGCAATCATCTGGTGGAAGTTGGTAACTTCTTCCGCTGTATACCGCTGCGTTGTCTGCCGTCCGAGAGCGCGCATGATCTTGCGCATCTGGTCTTCCGGGTCGCTAATTCCGTGTTCTTTTAGTTTATCAATCATGTTGGATGCAAAATCGAGCGGGTCTTTGCCGATCATGGCAGTTAGCCGCTTAGATGCTGTATCACCGAGGATGACGCGACCGTGGTCAGTACGCCACTCATCCTTCCCGAGCATGCCTATGTCTTGTAGGCCCTCCGCACTCCTTTTGAACATCACGCCGCCAGCCATTTGCTGCCACAACGACAACAGCGCCGTGCCTGAGCGTGGGCCGCCCATAGCCTGCGCCAAAATGGCTTGTGTATAGAACCCCTCGTCCGACAATCCTCTGAGCGCAAACCCACCTTGCTGCGCCATGCCCAACATGGTGCTCGGATTGACCATGCCGTGTGTCGCGCCGACGATGCGGGCTGCCAGGTCGAGAAAATGCCGCAAGTGCCCGATATCGGCCTCATGCGTAACAGGGTCAGTCAGCCGCCCGCTTAATTCCGCTGCCCTTAGCAGCTTTTGCAGTTCGGACCCGACATCGCCTGAGAAGCCATTCTGGCTCTGCATGACCGTTCCGAACTTCGCCATTTCCTCCCAGATATCCATTGAGGCTTTCTGACCAACAATGGAGTAAGTCGCGCCGGGGATTTTCAGCAGGTCCACGACGTTCATTGGAACGCGCTGGGCAATGTCGAAGGCGCGTTTAGTCAATTCCCCCGATGCTGCAGCCGTCCCGATTGCGCCGCCAAGCCTCTCCAACTTAACAAGCTCGTTGGAAAGGTCTTTTGTCTTGTTAACAACAGCCTCAATGCCCTTAATAAACGCACCGCCAGCGAGCAGTGAGAGCCCGCCATACATGGCGAGGTGCATCCGATTAAAGCTGCCGGTGAGCGACTTGACCTTGCTCTCAACGTCAAACAGCCGCGCGCCTAGAGCCGTCAGCAAGCCTGGTCCATTCGAGGTAAACCCCAAATGTACCGCTATTTTATAGGCTTCAAACGACATTTTCTAAGCTATCTCAATGGGTTGGATAGGCTGGCATCTGACGTGAAATTATGCTATATGCAACCCATGCAGCAGGAATGGGATTGGCCGCCTAGCCGGCCGCAAAAAACCTTAGAGCTAAAGGCAAACGGCACCCGGCCATTTGAACGGCTGAGTTGGAGCCATCCTAAAGTAAGAACGGCAGTTTTAATTTATACAAGGACGATTGGGCTAATTCTAAAGTTGCTAATAGCTGCCATCTTGAGCGTTATTGGATTTATGGCTTTTTGGCTGCTGTACCATCTTATTGCTATTTAGTTATCAGGCCCTTAACTGACTCGTGCCCGAGAATATTGACGACCTCTTTTTCCTTCGCCATCGCGGCAGTTGAAAGAACAGGACGCGGAGGGATTCCGCGCGAAGTCCCCAGTTCGTGCCACAAAGCCTTGTCGTCATTTGATCCGATATAAGCATCCGTGTGGCCCTGCACAGTATGCTGGTAGCTGTCACGCAGTTCGCCAGTCTCTAATAGAGGGCTGTCACCCGTCACCTTGCGAGCGACAGTTTCCGGTTGTAGCGGCGCCCACCCTGCCTGATAACTGCCGGGGTACGATTTTGCTTCCTTCTCTATGATCTTAGCAGATTTCTCAAGCGCCTCATGTTTGTGAAGGTCTATCAGGCCCGCCGCGCCAACGAGGAAGGCCGCAAATTGACCGATTGAACCAAACTCACGCATGGTCAAAATCCATTCGGTCCCAGTTGAAAACCTTGCCGCTTTCCATCTCGGCGAAAGCAACCGCGTAACCTAGAGCCTCTACCTGCCCGGATGGGCCGCTATCCATAAGGGCATGCGCAACATCGAAAGGGACGCCGTTTTTAATTAACCACGCGACCTGCTTAAACGCGGCGTCCCTTGCGAGTTTTTTGCTGAGTCCCTCACGTCCGGCTGAAC